CTCTCCCATTCTTGGGTGAGGGAAGTCCAATAACGATTCCAACTTATCCATAGCATCCTCTATACTCCAAGGGACATAAAGTCTGGTATGGTCATTAGAAAAAGTCTCAGGGAAAGACCTATACGCAGGGTATAGAACATTACACCCAAGACTATCTGCTTCACTGACTGTGTTGGAAACCCAATCTTGAAGGGCGCAATTAAACACAACACGACTATCATTAACGATATTGTAGTAATCATTCTTTTCCAAATCTTCGTAGATGTTTAATAGACCTTGAGATTGTAAATCACGGGTTCGTTGCATATAGCTTTCGCTGTTGCTCTTTAGTTTGCCGCCGCTGCATATACAGAATTCAACCTCTTCCAATCCAGGTTGAGCATGCCAGGCTTCGATCAAGTCCATGTAGAAGTCTGGCTGCTTCTCTTGGTCCCACCGTGCAGAAAATACTACACGATATTTACGATCAGCAAATGGTTTAATATGAGTAACACGACTTTGTACTTCTGCCTTGCCGAATGCTAATCCACTGATATTGTAGATGGGACTAGTCCACCCTGCAATCTTCATGTGCATTACCATTTCTTCATTGGTAGCAAGTACACCATCTACGAACGAGTCCAACATTTTTTCATAATGTCCCATCCACTTAGACATGCCCCAAACATGAACAAAATCATCAGGATCAATGGACTGAGCAAGACAACGAACATAAATCCGAGGCCTGAGAGTCGGGTCGATCTGTTGAAGAATATAGGGTAGAGACTCAATGCCTGGCTGAAACATATCTTCAAAGTAGATAACATCTTCATTGTTTAGTTCTCCTGCTTTCATCAGCTTGATTAGATTCATCAGTTGTGACATACCAAAGTATGTGCGTCCATGAGCATCTAATACTTGACCTGTTACAATCGCCTGGTCATTGCTAAGAGTTTCTCCGGGTACTACAACATAGTTGATTCCCCTACGATCAAAGACACTAGTATTCCAGTCTTGTAACTGTAGGGTGTATCGGGCTCGGTACGGCTCCAAACACATGTAATAGAGTTTACGCATTATGGACGAGCGTTTTCCTGCCACTGATCCTTCGCAACTTTACCAGTTGCGAATTTTGTATATTGACGATACACATAACTACGTTGATCGTAGAGTTCTGCTTCGTTGTACTTATAACCAAAATCCACGCAAAATTCTAGATATTTCTCTAGGTCCTCAAAGATTTGAGTTACACGTGGGTTTGATTGAAAAGTTTGTTTTGCCATTATATATTCCTTTTAAATAGCGAGGTTGGTTAAAGGTTGAGTTTTATTATAAGAAATCGTAGCACCATTCTCATTGTCTTCAGAGACACTAATAATGATATTACGATCTGGATACCGAGTTGCAATAACCTCATAAAGGTCATCACTAATCATTTCACAACTCTTGTAATCCAATGCAAGAATGTTTTGAGAATATTGATTCTCTAACCATCGTTTGAATTGAATAAACTCAATATCCCGGTCGTTGTGAAATACTTCAATCGTCACTTCAAAATGAAATATGTGACGATGCAAAGTTGCTAAAAAGCTAACATCATACTCATCACCTGTAGCAAGTGCTGGGTCTGTTGCTGCTGCTGGGTACTTATGAATACCTTCTTTTTGAAAGCGCACAAAGATTGTGCGTATTGCTTTATCTTTAATCCGTTGCCGTTTTTCAATTGTTGCTTGTTCTTGCTGGTTCATTATCTATCATCCTCAAAGTCAATACGTTCATGATCTTCTTCCCATTGAAGTTGTTTATACTTCCTTAATGTAGAGTATACATCAATTACCTCTATATTCATAGCAATAAGGGCGTCTGCATCATACGACTTATCCTTTTCTGCTGCTAAGATTTTCACCTCAAGGTCATAAACCTGTTGTTCTAATCTTGCAATTCGTTGTCTATACATCCTGTACTCCTGACGATTTTTTAGCTTCAAACTCTTTATACATAGCTATCTCCTTTGCGGTTTTAGAAAACATATTTAATAGAAAAGGAGCAATTGGTTGATACATAAAACTATTTTTTTCTTTCCAAATTTTAAATATGTTAGTATTTAATTGATTGTCATTAACAAATTTACCATTAATAATATCTTCAAATTCTATATTTGTGCAATTACTATTTGATTCAAATTCATCTAATGCCCTATAACACCATTTTTTTATTTCATCAACTTTTTTGGTAAAATAAAAAGAATCATCTTGTATGATGTAGCCATCAGGCGGACCGTCCCAACTACCACCTAATATTTTTAATATACCATTATACATGCGTACAAATCTTAGTAATTTACTATTAGTTGTTTCCGTAGTGATTGCTATGATTTCATCAAACATATTTAAATATTTTTCAGGGATGCATGACGGATGACAATGGGTTCCAAAATACATATCACTTGATGCTATTAGGTTGTTACTAAGCATTTCATTTAAGATATCTAATTGTATTAACCAAGCCTCTTCATCAAAAATTCGGTGTACTCCACCAGTATCTCCTATTTTAAATATGCCGTGACGAGATGATAGGATATGATATTTGTTATAACGACTCAATTCTACTTTGTTTAACAAATTACAAATCAATCCACCACCTGTTTGATTAGCAAAGCAAACTAATTTCATTCGGCTAACACCTTAATTATCACATCATCACTGTCTTCTATTTCCTCAATTGGTTCTGTATCTACACTAAACAATTCTTCAAACATACTCATAGGATTAACAGTTTTCTTGCCGCTAATACCCTGACTACCTGATTTTAATTGTTCCCAATAACCACTGTGATAATCAATCAACTCTAATGATTCTTGTTTAGTTTTCTTACTAAAGATTTCATCAACTAAGGTAGTGAAAAATCTATCACCTTCAAACTTATGTACTAACATCTTTGGAACTACCCCTTGTTCATACTGACGATTAGCCTCTTGTACTGCATTCATATGCATCCAAACATTGTGACTTTGAATTAATGTATAACTCAATGTATCCCAACTTGTCTTGGTTTCTTTACCGTGCTGTCCTAGAAAACCTACTCCACGATAACACATATCTTTCATAACTAATGCATCGGTTACTGGACTATCGGTAAACAATTTATGTATCCCGTCTGCTAATACAGCATCACGATACTTGCGAGTATCACTAGCATAACTTTTCTTCTCAGCAGTCTTTTCCATACTATATGACCACTTTTTATTATGTTCAATATTTGTATTGAAATAAGCAAGACCTTTAGCAGCACTAAAGAATGGACTAGCACAATCAAACGTAATTTGTAGTTTTGGATTGTGATACTTACGTATTGCTTTCTGTATATCAGTAAACAATACAGCATATTCCAAGATACTCGTTCCCAAACAATGAATCAAATCATGCTTGCCTTCACATAATAATCCATCATGGATGATACCAACTAATCTACGCAACATCAAATGAATATCAATTTTGTTTTGTCCACCAAATGCCCAACCATTGAAATGATTATCTGGATAGATGTTTGGATCACAATACTTTTTCATTTCTTCATACCAATCATCACTTTGAGTATGATTACGACCCTGCAATACATTTAAAAACTTGCATTTCCCTGAGCGATTATTTATAAAGTATTCGTTATTAATATGTGTAGCAGATATTGCTTCTTCAATAGTACTAATACCATGCAAGCTATTACCATTCTTATCTTTCATTCCGAACGTAGTTAGTGATTGACTTGGGATATCTAAACACATACCATAATCCATGTATTTGTCCATCCATGTCAATACTGCTTTGCGTTTCTTCATAGCACGTGGGCAGTTAGGATCCTTCCAATCAGCTGGCCATTGACCTTTTAATATCTGAAATCCACCACTGTCACCCAACATGAATGTACCTTCTTCACGTTCACGAATGATTGATTCACTTGGATCATCAACTGTAGTATCTAAATTAGCGTGACCAGCACTGTATAGTCCCCACTTGTAATAGTAAAGACCTTCACGACTATTAAGAAAGTTTAATTTTTCAACATCACCATTAAAACTGGCAGGGATACGTGCTTGGTCAAAATAATTCTGACCCTTGCGTTGCTTACCCAAGCCAGCAATATAAAAACTACTGACTGCGGGTAAGAACAATGCCCAGTCTGGGTTATGTTTTGCTGATAGATTATCTTGTTTCAAACGGTTACTTCTTTCTTAATCAAGGTCATGACCATTTGTATTTGGTCTTCTTTTTCTTTTATTTGTTCAAGTAAATTTTTGATAGTGGGATTGGCCGCAGCTAATAAATCAATTTCTATTTCTTCATCACGCTTCTTTCTAGCCCAATCAAGTATTGATTCTGCATCAGGAGTTAGTCCTACTGTTGCATAGCTAGTATTCATAACTACCCAAGTGTGCCCATCAAACACTTGCAGGTCACTACCACTGATACGTAGCATCCCTTGAATAGGATTGTTCAAGTTCTGATTGACATAGGGAACACTAGTGTTCCCACTAGAAACAACTGTGTACTTGCTGCTGGTAGATAGACCCTTGATCATTTCTTATTAGCTGGAAGTAAGTAAACATAAGTTGCGATACCACTATCAACTGTAATCTCAGTCGCACCTTGTTCGCTAATCTTAACTTTCTTGTCACCAACTAAATCCATGATAGCCAAGAATTCTTTAACGGGCCAACGATGTGTACCGGCTAGTGTTCCGGTAACTGGAGTATTGAATACAAAGTTACCACTGTGAGTTGATGCATCACCAAAGTATACTTTCAAATCACTGCCATCAGTTTTGAATATAAAATGTTCTTCTTCGCTATTAGCCTGTGATTGTTTCTTTAGACGTTGAATACCAGCCACTGTGGGTTCAAATTCAACATTCCATTTAGCACCCTTGAATGATACACTCTTAACTTTTTCATCAACTACACTTTTAAGCATAAGACGATAATCGTTAATGAAGTCACCAGTCTTAGTTTCAAAGTGAATAGTAGAAGGTACATCTACACCATCACGCTGAGTTCTAATAACATTGATTTTAGCATCTTTGTCATAATCATCAAATCCAATGATTGTTTTGAGTTTGTTCAAGTTAGGCATACCAAATACACCGATAAAGTCGGCAATTGGATCTTTGAATATACCACTGATGATAACGCTTTTATTTTCTGCTACAGCATTGATTGCTGTTTCAGTATCTGTACCAGTAACTTTAATAAGTTCAATAGTGCCAAGACCAAGAGTATGGTCGATTAAATCCTTGAGTGAGTCCTTCATATTTTTTCCTTTAAGTTAATGTTAAACTATTTACATAGTGTTAACGTGTAGTATACAGGAATATTTTGCACAAGTCAATGAATTATATGCCCAATTGATAATAAAGAGATAAATAAGTGTGAGTCGCGGTACTAGAAATACCCACTCACTCTAACGATTATTAAGGAATCTATCAGCATGATTATTTATTACCTCTATGTAAAGACGCACAATAAAACCGGATTGCAATATTTAGGATACACTTCTTCAGTTGATCCTCACAAGTATACTGGATCTGGAAAATATTGGTTACTTCACCTTAACAAGCACGGATTTGATTTCTCTACTCGGGTATTACACAAATGCGTATCTAAGTTAGCTATAAAAGCATGGGGCTTATTTTATAGCAGATCATGGTCTATAGTTAATAGCAAACAATGGGCAAATCTAAAAGAAGAAAACGGGGACGGCGGCGATTGTGGACCAAAGGGAAGGGTAGAACTTTCACGAAAAGGTAAAGGACGGGAACATTCTGATCTAACCAAGCATAAAATGAGCAATTCACATACGGGTACCGTAATGTCTGAGATTACTAAAGAAAAGATAAGACTTAAAAACGCCGGAAAAAAACACACCGATGCCTTTAAGAATCTACATCGAGGATCCAACAACAAGTTTTTTGGAATTGGACCGTTTAACGGAGGAACTCACTCTACTGAGACCAGAAAAAAAATTAGTGTCGGAAATACAGGAAAAAAACACACCGAAGAGACACGAATAAACATAAGTAAAAAGATGACCGGGATAAGAATGGCAGAAGTTACTTGCCCTCATTGCTTCAAGATAGGAGCAGGCGGAGCAATGAAACAATGGCACTTTGATAACTGTAAATCAAGAAAAGGTGAATAAGTCATCAAATGTTGAATTTGTGTTGATGTTTGATTTGATATCCCAATCTAATACCCCGATCAAGTTATCAATCTTTTCATCTACTAATGTTGATTCCATTAGTAAGTCATCAAATGGCAAGTCTTTGAACCATTGTGGTAATCGTAGTTCGTCAACTGGATATGCAATACTAGTAAAACCCAATGCATTGTCCTTGAGTTTACATACAACAATTTTCATACCATCTACAATCTTTTGACTGTAGTTGTCGCCATATACCCTACGTAGATAGTTCCAGTTAATTGCTGCTCTAGCATGACCAACACCACACTTACCAGTTTTTTCAAACTCAATGGTATGCTTAGTCAAGTTGTTAACACTCTTTGGACTGCCCTTCGTCCAACTATCTTGGTCAGACAATTTGTTTTTGAATTCTTTAACCATTTCAATAACTTTGTCACGTTGCTCACCGGCAAGGACCTTAGTAAGTACATCCATTAGAAATTCTTGAATATACTTTGGAGTATCAGCACGTTTCAAGTCAAGACCCATTGCTTTGATATCACCCATCTTACCTTCTTTATCCTTACGCTTACCTTCCTTATCAAAGATATTGATAGCATAGCGTTTCTTTGTGATAAAGATAGCACGATCACCAATCAATTCACGACCAGCTTTGATGATAGC